GCGATTGCTTATAGCAATCGTGTCAATGTGATGGAATCACGCCCGCCAATGGAGGATATTGCGGAGCTAAATCTTAAGGCTTATCAGGTTCAATCTGACCTTGATAATCAGCTGCACATTTCAGCTGTACCAATGCTTGCGTTTTATGGTTTCCCATCTGCTGCAGAAGAGGTTAGCGCTGGCCCCGGTGAAGCTATTGCTTTCCCTGCTGATGGCCGCGCTGAATACATTGAGCCAGGCGGAAAAAGCTATGACGCCCAATTTAAGCGACTTGAGCAGATCGAAAGTCAAATTAACGAATTAGGTTTGTCTGCTGTTTTGGGTCAAAAGCTAAGCGCTGAGACTGCCGAGGCTAAGCGAATTGATCGCAGTCAAGGTGATAGCACAATGATGGCGATTGCTCAAAATATGCAGGATATGATTGACAATTGTTTACGATTTCATGCTAATTACTTGCAAGAGTCTCAAGTTGGCAGCTGCTTTGTCAATCGTGATTTCTTAGGCGCTCGCCTTGAGTCGCAAGAGATTCAGTCGTTGCTGCAGCTTTATACCGCAGGAACCATCACTCAAGAAACATTGTTGAATCAGCTTGCCGAAGGCGAAGTATTGGGCGATGATTTTGAGGTCGAAGCCGAACTTGAGGCAACTCAAAACGGTGGGTTGATTGAGATGCAACAACCACAGGTTTCGCTTGCGTCTGAACAGGAGGATGAAATTCCGGCATGATGGAATGGTTGCAGAGACTGCTCGAGATGGATCATGAGATTGAGCGTCAGCGCGTGTTGCACGTTATCAAGCGTGAATTGCCGGAAGATACGTTTGCTGTCGTACGGTTATCTTGGTTTAGCGAATATGGTATTGAATCAGTTGATGAAATTTGGTTAATTTACGAGGGTCAGGGCGAAGAAGATATGATTCCTAAGTTTTCGTCAGTTGTTGCTCAAGCCTTGCAGAGCGGAGCTGACGTTTCGATTTTGACAGATATTGAGCCGGAGCTTTTAGGCTTCTTTGATGAATGACAACACCGGCAAGCCTATATCGAAACGCGATTGATTTAAATCGTTATAGCAATAGTGTTGCAAGGCGAATTATCAATGCCTATAACGATATTATTTTGGACAGTGTTGCTCAGCTTCGTGCAATTGAGGATCTTGACGAGTCTGTTAAAGCTGCCAGGTTGCGATCAATCCTTGCGCAGCTAAAAGAGTCGCTGGATACTTGGGCTGGTGACTCGACGGAGATTATGGTGCCTGAGTTGCAAGGTTTAGCTGAACTGCAGTCTGAATTTGTAGAAGAGCAGCTTCGTAAGGTTTTACCTGCTGGAAGTCGCAGCCTTGTTAATACGGTAGAGATTTCGCCGCAGTTTGCGCAAGCTGTCGTTACGACAGATCCAACACAGATCAATGTTGTTGCATTGTCCGATGATTTAGTTGCTGCAGTGCAGGGCGCACCGCAAACATTTAGTTTGACGGCAGCACAAGGCACGACTATAACGCTGCCAAACGGTCAAGTTGTTATTAAAGCCTTTCGCGGTATTGCTGAAAACCAGGCTGATCTTTTTGCGCAAGTTGTGCGAAATGGGTTGTTAACTGGCGAGACAACGGACAGTATTGCTCGCAGGTTAAAAGGAAGGCTTCGCTTTGGACAGCCTGGCAGTATTAGACAAATTGCAGCCGCAGGCGGACAGGTCACGACTGTGGCGAATAATCAAGTGATGGCGCTTGTTCGCACAAGCATTAATCAGGTAAGTAACGCTGCATCGCAGCAGGTTTATGAGGCAAATCAAGACGTCACTGAAAAGTACCGTTACGTTGCAACGCTTGACACGCGCACGTCTGCGATCTGTCGCGCACTTGATGGTCGTGAATTTGAATACGGCAAAGGCCCAACACCGCCGCAGCATTTCAACTGCAGGTCTACGACTGTTGCTGTCGTTGACTACGAAGGTTTAGGTTTGACACCACCAAAACCTGGCAGACGAGCAAGTATGGATGGCCCTGTGCCTGCAAATAAAAGCTATGGAGAATGGTTAAGTGAGCAGTCAAAGGCTACGCAAGCAGAAGTGTTGGGCCCTGAAAAGGTTGCCTATTTCACTAGGCTGTCAAATAAATACGGCCCAAAGGACGCAATCGCCAAAATGGTAAGGGATGACGGGTCAGAACTAACGCTTGAGCAGCTTCGCAAGCGTTACGGACGGATAAGCTGAAGCAACAGCCAAAAATCGATGCCTTGTCTTGGTAGCTCTTACATGCCTAAGGGTAAAAAGAAAAAAGGAGGCAAAAAGAAGTGAAGTCAAAAAAGAAAAAGGGCGCTGACGGTAAAGCCTGCTGGTCGGGTTACCGTTTTGCTGGCACGAAAGGAGGGAAGGATAAATGCGTGCCGACTGGTAAACGCAAGAAAGCGAAACGCAAATAGTTCTATTGGTGATATTATTTGCTTGTCATTAACTCTACGAGTTATTCATGTCTGATGAGCAAAATCAGCAGGCTACGTCTGTTGAAGGCGCTAGCCCTGATGAGATCGCAAAGCTGAGAAACAGCATTGAATCTCTTGAGAAGAAAAACTTTGAGCTAATCGGTAAACTTCAAAAGAAGGAGCTGATTGGCGAAGTGCCGGATGACTATCAGGCGCTAAAAGAATTTAAGCGTCAGGCTGAGCAATCAAAGCTTGAATCTGAAGGTAAATACACCGAAGCAAGGCAAGCGCTTGAGCAGCAGTTTCGAGAGGTTACGGCAGAAAAAGACAAGCGTATTGCTGAGCTTGAAGGCCGTGTCAAAGAGCTGGAGTTGATTTCACCTGCGGTTTCTGCGCTAGCAGATATTGTGCATGACCCTGATCTTGTATTAAAAACCAAGCTGAGCAAGGATCAAATTCAGCGCGAAGCTGATGGCACCGTTGTTGTTGTTGATGGCTATCAGCGTACACCAGTCAACGAATGGGCCAAGCAATCACTACCTGCTTGGATGCAAAAGCAACCTAAGCCTCAAGGTAGTGGTGCTCCTGCAGGTCGTAGCTCAGGTGAAATTCCCACAGGCGTTAAAAACCCATTTGCGCCTGATTCATTCAACCTGACAGAACAATCTCGACTCTTCAGGACTGATCGCGATTTGTATGAGCGGTTGAAAGCTGCAGCGACACGTTAATATGAATCAACGGCAAAGCTACGCGGCGCCAGACTGGGTTACGCCCACACCGTAAACATTATTCTTGAGGATTTTTTGTCATGGCCGCAACTGTGCGCTCTGACGTGATCATCCCCGAGGTATTTACGCCTTACGTTATTGAGCAAACCACTCAGCGTGATGCCTTTCTTGCATCCGGTGTGGTTCGCCCAATGGCTGAGCTGAATGCCACCGAGGGCGGTGATTTCGTCAATGTTCCTTTTTGGAAAGCAAACCTTTCCGGGGATTTTGAAGTGCTTACTGATAGCACTTCTTTGACTGTTAACAACATCACTGCTGACAAGCAGATTGGTGTGATTTTGCACCGTGGTAAGGCGTATGAATCACGCGACCTTGCTGCTTTGGCTGCAGGCTCTGATCCTATGGCAGCTATTGGCGCCAAGCTTGGTGAATATATCGCCAACCAGCGTCAAAAAGATCTGATTCAGTGTCTTTCTGGTGTGTTTGGTTCGCTAAACACTAATACCAACAGCTCTGCTTTCTTTGATCTTTGTATCGACTCTGAAGCAACTGACACCCCATCTGCACTGTCTCCCCGTCACGTTGCAGAAGCTCGCGCAAGGCTTGGTGATCAAGGTGAAAAGCTTACTGCTGTTGCAATGCACAGCAAGGTTTATTACGACCTAGTTGAGCGTCGCGCAATTGATTATGTGAGCACCGATGAAGCTCGCGGCACTAGCACTACTCAATCTGGTGGTTCAATTGCTGCTGCTTATGGTGGCATCAGCGTTCCGACCTATATGAATTTGCGCGTTATTGTGTCTGACGATGTGGAAACCGCTGGTTCTGGCGCAACCACTGAGTATGGGACTTACTTCTTTACTGAAGGCGCTGTTGCTTCTGGCGAGCAAGCTGGAACGACAATTGAAACTGATCGCGACATCTTGGCAAAGTCCGATGCGATGTCAGTTGACCTTCACTATTGCTACCACCCCGTTGGTGCTAAGTGGAGTGTCACTACTGTGAACCCAACTCGCACTCAGCTGGCAACTGTTGGCAACTGGGCGAAGGTTTACGAACTGAAAAACATTGGCATGGTTCGCGCCACCAATATCAGCAACATGGATTGATAACCATGGGAATGTTCGCCTTTCGGCGGATGCATGAGCGTAATGAGGCTGCTGCGAAAGTGGTGGCCTCTGCTCTTGTTTCCAAGCCTGAAATTGAAAAAGAGTCGAAACCGAAAGTTCGTCGTCGAACGGTAAAGCCTAAGCTGGAGCAAATTTAATGGCGTTCGGAATCATCGCGACACCAGGCGCAGCTAATGCCAATAGCTATGTAACAGAAGCGGAAGCAGCTGATTACATTGCTCAAATGGTTATTAGCACTGATGTGCAGCATTGGAATAGTGGTAACGATGACAGTCGGCACCGCGCTCTTGCTAGTGCTACACAGCGTCTTGATCGTGAACGATTTCTAGGTGCTAGGGCAACAGATACGCAAGCTTTGCAATGGCCTCGCACAGGTGTAAGAAAACCTGACACCTACATCAACACCTATGCGGTTGGTTTTCCTTTTAGGATTACTACGGATTATTTTACTGACACTGAAATTCCAGAACAGGTTAAGCGAGCGCAAGTAGAGCTTGCTGTATATCTGCATAATAATACAGATGGCTTAGGGCTTTCAGGTTTAGAGGATTATAAGAACGTCAAAATCGGAAGCTTAGACGTAACCCCCAATTCATATGGTGCGACTGGTGCAGATCGTATTCCACCAATGGTTGAGCGTTACTTGATTGGCATTAGAATCAGTGGACCAGGCAACATTGCTATCAAACGGAGCTGATCATGGGATTGTATTCAATTGGTGGCGGTGACGCTGTTGCTCGTGAAGGGCTTGAAATTCCTACGCATGATTTCGTTCAAAATACTTATACGGGCAGCAACTTGACAAGAGTTGAGTTTAAGCGAAACGGTTCAGGCGGTCATGTTGTCGCTACCCTAGATATGACTTATGACGGCAGCGGCAACCTTCTCACCGTTGCACGTAGCTGATTATGGCATACAAGTTCAACCCTTTTACAGGCAATCTTGACCTTGATCAAGTCGCCAACTATGCCGCTCTAAATCTTCTCGGCACTGTTGCGAATCCAGGGGCGTTGCCTGGTGGTGCAACGACTGGTGACGTTTATCAGGCTGAAGACACTGGCTTTTTTTACGTGTGGGATGGTGCTGCTTGGGACAGCATTGGCACCCTCGCTGGCCCAACGGGGCCTACAGGCGCAACAGGCGCAACAGGCGCAGACGGTGCTGACGGTGCTGACGGTGCTGACGGTGCTGACGGTCAAACCATCCTCAACGGTACGGTTGACCCTACAGACAATGTTACTGGTACCGATGGTGACTTTTATATCAACACTACAAGTAATAAGATTTTTGGCCCACGCACTGCTGGTGCTTGGGGTTCAGGAACTTCACTTGTCGGACCTGCTGGTGGTGCAACCACACTTGGTGGTCTTACTGATGTAGATCTTACAA